GCTTTCACTATAGTTCAGACTATATCTTCACCAATTATTTGGTGTTGGGCACTCTTGGGTATATTATATTCTATATTTCTATAGTTTCAATACCTAGTCGTTGAACCTTTCCAGACCATTTAGGTCTAGACTTGGCTGCTGATTATCCATTAGGAAATCTTTGTTATTTTCAAGCATTCACACTTACCGTTTCCAGTTATGTTGTAGCTAACAAAGCTTTAGGAACTTCCAGCAATTCACCCAATTTTTACCCGGAACCTGGGTTAAATGTATATTTTAAACCGTTATAGTAATTACCTTTTTTTATTCTTATTGACATTGCTGAATGACTTAGTTTTAAGTGATGACATACATCATTAATACTTTTCCATTCTCCAACTAATATGTTGTTATGATTATATGCATAAACTATCTTATTTCCTTTATGTGTAATATTGGATTTTTCTAGTTTAATTTTTTTTTCATAACACCATCTATAGTTTCCGCAAGAAAAACCTTTTCCTGAAGCAACTTTTGAAACTTTACCTTTTGGCAAGTCTAATTGTTTTTCTGCTTCAGTACAAGATTCATAAGATTTAAGGTAAAAACCATTTATATTATATTGATGAACAGTTTTTGATATAGGATTCTTAATTCTTTTAGAAGCATATGCTTCTTTCAATGTTGTAGAAATTTTAAGTAATGTTTCATTACTATGTATAACTACAACAGGATCTTGAATTAGGTTTAAATCTGGATTCATAGATTGTATATAATAAGCTTCAGTTTTAATTAAAACTGTTTTACTACATTCTTCTATTATATCAAACTCAAAACTATCCTTTCCATATTTATTAAAAGCATTTTGCATATATCTATTTGCATGTTTGTTTTTTAACAAATCAGATATATGTCTTTTTAGCCTATAATAAATATTAATACTGTTTCCAATATAACTGTGTTCATTACAAGTAATTTTGTAAATACCACACTTTTGGTTTAAGTCTTTGTGTAAACACTCCGAAAGTAACTTCTTCATGTTACAAAGATATACATTTATTTTGAATTAAGCCCCGCTTCGCCTTCAATATTTACTGCTACAGGAATCTTTCCTTCTTTTTGAATATGTTGATTATTTACTACAATGTGACGTAAAAAGTCTTTTAGCTCGTCAAGATTTAGTTTTACTACGTTGTTCATGTTTGTTTAAATTATTTTGTTTCTAGTTTAACAGTTTGTCCAGGTAAATGGTCACAGTCTCTTGAACTTGATGATAACACCCATAAGATTTTACCTGCTGCATCTTGTGGGGTTGGCGCTTCACCATCAGTAAAGAAGATTAGCGCTGTGTACTTTTTAAGGTTTTCTCTATAATAATCTATTACTGGTTGAAAATCTGTCGATTTTCTGTATAAACTTTCATTTATACTCGGACTATCCCTTCAACTTTATTAAGTTGGCTGATTATAGTCTCTGAACATCTCTCTTGTATATGAGAAGAAAAAATTTCTTGTTTACGTTTTAAATAAACAGTAGCATTTGTATACAGGTAAATATAAAAAGGAATTAACTTTTTGTTCCTTTTATAAGCTAGTTCGTAAGCTTTACCTTTAGGTTGTGAAATATAACCATCAAGACCAATATGTGTATTTATATCGTTAAGAAACTTTTTAGTTCCAATAAATCTATAATGAATTACCGGTGAAATTTTTTTACTTCTCCAATGTTTTTCATTTGAAATAAATACACTACCATCTCCATCAAAATATCCTCTAACAAAATGGTTTATCCATTTTATAGGTATATCTGGAAATGTAAGAGTCAATGATTTATTTGGTGTACAACCATATTTTGATAATGAATCAACTAGTTTTTGTGAAGTTATTGATACAGAACTATGCTGATAACCTTTAAATTCTCCAGACTTTATTATGTAGTCTTTAATATTTCCCTCAAAACTAAGATCTTTCTTATATATATATAAGTGTTCTTTGTCTTTTATTGAAATATCTAAAACTAAACGATCTTGTCCAGTAGAACGTTTGTTAATCCAGCCATCAGCACACAAAAAACCTAACCAGTAAGCTTTTTGTTCACAATTAATAGTCTCAAAATAATCATCGTTTACATTATAAATTCGTTTCATTGTGGTATTGTTATACAACCAATATACGAAATTTATATTTATATACAAGAGATTTTGCTGCGGATTATGCAATCTTTCATCTTTTTACCATATCTGAGTAATTACTTCAGCCCTATATCATGTCACCATATATAGTTGGTAATGAAAGCTCTAAGCAACTTCCCGCAATTTACAGCATTTTTTTCTATACATTACTGTATAGGGAGGCACCAATTTTACCTCCACGACCATGAATTTTATATTCAATCTCTCGAGGATTAAATTTTTCCATTTTAGAAATAGCGGTGTCTGTTTGTGCAACAGTAATTTGACCACCGGTTTTGTGAATGTGAACAAGCTCGTTTACAAATTCTTTGAGCTCACTTGTATTAACAGAACCAGATGTGTCAATAGCTACTAATAGATGTTTGTGGTATTTAATCTTTAAACCTGGATTGTCTTCATAGCGTTTGTTGTATTTACGTCTTAGTTTTTTAGTGTAAGGAATAATGGAGCCACCAGTAAAACGACGAAGATATTGGCGCCAGTCAAATTTTGGCGGTATATCTTTCATCATTTCAATAAGCTCTGCAATTTCACCAGGCATTGTACCTCTACCTTTTAGAGCATTTTGTACATCTTTAATTAAATGTGTAGTTTGCCTTTTGAGTAGTTGCTTTTCAGCATCTGTTAATCCTTCAAAATCTTTCCAGTTAGGATGATCACAAGGTAATGGTTCACCATTTCTAATTTTGTCAAGAAGATCATCCATTGCTCCACAACCACATGTGCCCTTTTTATCTTTTTGATCTTGAGCTTTTTGAAGAGCTTTGTAATAGTAATCACTACCGGCTTTCTTATCAAGATTAAGCTCTCGATAATTTTCTATGAAAATGCCCTCTTCTGGAAGATTCTCACGTTCAATGTACTGATTTACCTCCATGTCAGCAGCCACATTAAATAGTTCTTTATCATTATATGCATCTTGCAAATAGAGATGAAAGAATGCTATGTGTAATCATTTGTGTTAACTCATACTTTCATATGAGATCAGACTATACCTTTACCCTTATTTGGGTAATCTATTGTAGTCGTTGAACGTCTTTTTTGGAATATAGATTTTAAAATAGTCATCAAATACTTTTTTCTTTCTCTCTAAGTATACTGTAGCGTCGTTATACATGTAATTGTATAATCTCAGTGTATCATGTAAAGAAAGCTGTAATATGTAGACTCCTTTATAACTATATTTTTTGTTTTTCACAGGTAATATTTTAAGAATATCTTTTATAAACTCTTCAGAGCCCGAACAGATACTACTTTTGAGTATTTTCCATTCAGAAGATTGAATGTTTTTATAAGCACCTACACTACCGTCTCCATCAAAATATCCTCGGATAAAGTGAGGCATAAGTCTTGAAGACAATAAAGGCAATCTTATAACTAAAGACTTTTTAGGAACGCAACCTAACTTTACTAAAGCTTGGTGCATTTCATTTGAGGTAATTTGAGCTTTCCATATGACAGATTTAAACTTGTTATGTGTTTCTTTATGACACATTCTGTTTGAGTCTAAATCTTTTAAAAAACTTTCTACCCATTCTTTGTCTGAAGATGTTAAAAATACTTGTCCCGAACCTTTTTTAATAGTTGAAACATTACCGTCAGCATATAATACACCCAACCAATAAGCTTTTTTTTCACAATTTATATTGTTGAAAAAAGATGTATTGTCTGTGTATCTCATTGCTGCTTGTGACATTGTTCTTGAAGATTTTCCTTTTGCTTTTAGCGTTCTATATACGGATTTTATATTGATGTTTAACATCTTAGCTATCGTATATGCTGATTTTTTAAAGGTAACATACTCCTTAACAATCTGTTCTTTTATTTCTGGGTTTAGCATATGTAAATATATATGTTATAATATACCAAAAATAATTGATAAAACCAAAAAATTTCGCTGCGGATTTGCCAATCTTTGTTTCTTTTACCATACCCAGGTAATTATTCTGGCCACATAATGTATCACTACTCATGTTTGGTGCACAAAGCTCTAAGGCGGTTCCCGTCAATTTAAGATATTTTACACGTATATTCCTATACGAGGAGCCCTTACATTGAGCTCGTGTTGAAGTACTCCTTCTTTTACATTCATTTCCAAGCTATCCCAGAATGTTGGGTTAATAGCTAACTTGTAGTTAATACCCATTTTTGCTACACCTGCTGTGGGTACAACATCAGAAAACTCTTTGTTTAAACTAAGAGCAAATATGCCATAAAATGGTTCTTTTAGCATAAGGTTTTTAACAGCCTTTGCTAGTGTTTCATGTCTATTCATTGTCTACGATTTGAAATTGTATTTTGACTTTTTTTACATCTGAACAACTATTTAGTATTTCATAATTAATTCTAGTTGTTGCATTTCTTATAGTTTCATGCATCAATAGATAAAGAGAATCATCATCATATACTAAATGAAAAGCTTTAGTATAACTGTTTATACTCAGCTGGTCATTCATAATTTGTGCTATTAGACTAAAATTTACCTGGTCACATTCTAGTTTAATACCTCTAAGCTTTATTAAAAGGACTAATAATTCTAGTAAGTTTTTTTGTTCTTGTTTTAAAGAAAACATTGCGATAGTTATGTCTTCTTTTTGACCATTTAGCATTTTACATATGTTCTCTAACTTTTCAACATAGCTATTTGTTTCTGTCATTTTGCTTACTTAGTAAATATGTTAATGTTTTATTCCAGACTTTTAATTTATTTTCAGCTATAGGTAAAGGATTTTCTTCTGCAAAGAATATTACCTGTTGAGCTTGTTTTATAGCACCTTCGAGGCTATAATTTTCAATAAGCTCTTGAGCTTTATTTTCTATTTCTGTTGTTACAAATTTGTTCGACATGCGTATTCAGAGATTAATAATGCGTCTACTATTCCGTCGTGGGGTTTATTCTTAGGATTTGTTTTTAGCATATCCTCTGGGAACAATCTTTTAGCTGCGATTAGAGCCATAGCTTTTGTATCATTAGCAGAGCTTTTTGCTTTTTGAATAGCTGGTATTCCTAAAAACATTACTTTCTGCCAAGTTTTAGGAGGTACTAAAGTGTAGATTATATCATTAGCAATAGCACACATTTCAATAGCACCAGATTGGTGACCCATAGAGAATGCAGTAGTTTTGCTGGTACCAAAGATTACTCCAACTTTTTCGCATACTAGTTTTACATCAGGATGTTCTTGTTTAATACTTTTGATTAGTTTGTTAAACTCATAATAATCTAGCTGATCTTTAATCAATGGCATTTTAAAAACTGTAATCTTATTATCACTGTCTCTAAAAATGATTGCTCCTTTTTTACCAGGATCAACGGTTATGTATTTACTCATTTTTTAACTGTTTTATTATATCTTCAATTTCTGCAATGTATTCATAGATTGTTTCATCTACTGGTGCGCCGTCGTCAATTTCTTGACCACAACTAAGATAAAGAATAAAAAGGCTTTCGCTTTCTTCTGGAAATTCTTTAGCTATTTTTTCAACATACGTTCTAAAATCATCAAATGGTTTACCCATATTTCTGTTTATAGGAGGTTACAATTGCTTGCCGGGTGGTATCTACACCGTGACGCTTAACACAATCAGCCACATCCTTATCAAGAGTTAAGTGCACACTTCTAATCGAGTATAACTGCTCATATTTAATCATAGAGTTTATACCTGCCTGATCATTATCAAATATAACAATCACTTGAGAAAAGCTGCTTTTTAACTTTGACATGGTTTTTTCTGGTATAACAGAGTTTTCACTATCTGGTGCCAGAAATGTAGCATTGTTAAAACCTAGTATTCTAAAAGCCATAAGATCTTTTAGTGAAGACAGTATAAACAAGACATCTTTGTCATTTTGTAACTGATCTAGACCTTGAATGTAAGATTTGACTTTTAAAAACTTGGCGGTGGTACTATATGGCTGATATATCTTATATAGAGTACCATCTTCTTTAAAATAACCATATACATAGTTCTTAGAAATCTTAGAATATTTAATCTCAGCACCTTTTGTTTTAGAATAAGTATAGCTTTCTAAAGGCTGTACATTATAATGGTCAAGTATTGCGCTACCAATATGGTATCGCTGCCAAAACTTAGCATCTTGATCAGTCCAGTGGCGCATTGAGTGTTCTTCAATCCTAAAAACTTCTTTTTTGATTATTCTTTGTTGACTTTCTGTGTTGTTGCTTTTAGAATACTCGTGCATTATCTTGTTGATAGCTTCTACACGGGATATACTAAATAGTTCTGCTACTAAATCAATTTGATCACCTTGGGCTCCAGTAGAAAAATCCTTGTATTTATATCTACCTGTTGGGTTGACATAGAGAAACATTGAAGGATTTTTATCATTTGGGTTAAATACAGAGTTGATCTTTACATTTTGACCAGTGAGTGGCTCACAACACAAGTAGTGTTCAAAAACCCAGGTAGCAGGTACATTTTCTATATCAAATACTATATTCTTGGTTTTAATCATCGGTTTTTGTTACATAGTAAAAAGCCCCCGATTGCTCAGGGGCTATTTAACTACCTACTTATTGTTTAGAGTTCAAAATCACCTGCTGGTGTACTGAAATCTCCTGGTTCAAATGGTATATCATCATTACTTGCATTACTACCAAATGATGTTACAGGTTTAGAACCAGGTTTCTTAGTAACATGTGTATTTATATCAAATGTTACTAATCTAGATGTTTTACCTTCATCTAAATCTGCTAATTCCATAGCTACTTCACCTTTACCCGTGCGTGGTAGGAATAACTCATATCGAGTATAACCCTCGCGGCTCTGATACTCTTTACCAGCTATACAAAAGTTAATTAGCACAGCACCGAAAGGCTTCTCGCTATTAAAAGCATTAACAAACGATTCAATAGTATCGTGTTTTTCATCTTGGTTGTTGAACCATCCTACACAATCTGTTGCTTCGCAGATGTTTTTAATACCCCGCAAGATTTCAGTATCGCGGGATACTTCACGACCAGTTTTGGTTACACCATCTACATAAGCATATTGACTAAGTTTAACTCTGCCAACTTGACCTTTGTATTTGAGACCATCTGGTTTATCACGATTAATTGCAAAACCTTCAAAACCTGGGATTTCTTCTGTTTCTAACTCCATAACAATATGATAGGAGTTTTCTACAAAAGTAAAAGGCTCAAGTTTTACCTCGTGAATCATTGCTTTTACATTTCCGGGCTCAATTGTTTTTGAGATGTAACTACCACCACCCTCGGTGGTTACTTTTTTTGTGCTAAGCGCCATAGTGATTAAATTAGAAGTTAATAATTGATTTGCGTACTAGTTCTAAGTCGTTAGATATTTCATCTTCCTCGAACATTTCTAAAGGAGCTTTACAGGTGTTATCACCTGAGTTTTTAGTCTCGAAAACATAGCGGAGTTCACCATCTTTGCTTTTCTTAACCTTACCAAATAAGACAATTGAAAATAAACCTTCGAGTGTTAATTTCTCGTCGACCATTTTACCAATTGTTTTAGCTTTGGTTTTGCGTGCACCAGTGCTGTCGTAGAAATCCTCTGAGTGAGTCAAGAAAAATACTACTAAATCACTACGTAGATCTTTTGGTGTTTTAGCAACAGCTGCTAAACCAGCGCCAATCTGCGTAAATTTCTCGTAACCTTTTTCTAGTGCTCTATCAAAGAACTCAAAACTTGACATATACTGCCAGTCATCTACAACAATGGTTTTAATTTCAGGTCTGTTGGTAGATACATACTCTAATGCTTTGACAACTCCGCCGGGTGTTGAGGTGTTACTCATATTACCTTTAGGGTTCTCTTTAGATAGAAGTGTGTACTTTTCACGCCATCCTTTAAATGGTAGAGGTTTGTTTGCAACATTGATAATAAACGTTGTTGCAGGGTCTAATGTGCGAATACTGGTAGATTTACCTGATCCAGATTCAGCAATAATCAAGCATGCTTCGGCCATCTTTCTATAATTAATTGGTTTAAAAATGATTTGTCACTAACAGGAGCTTGCCACAATATTGCAGCCAGATCCTTAATTGTCATCTGATCAATAGGAGCGTCATTGTCAGGATCCATAATCTCAAATACTTTACTTTTAGTTTTAAGCTTTGGTAACTCATTAGGTGTAGTCTCAATTTTTGAGTCTACGGTTACTACATGAAGCTCTTCAACAGGAATTAAGTATCTAACATGTCCACCACTTGTTGGAATAGTATCATATTCATCAGCAAAGTGTGGATTGTATTTCCAGCAATAAAGTTTGCGCTCAGGATCTTCTGGTTCTAAATTAGAACTTACATACTCTGTGTATACATCTACTCCACTGCTAAGTTCATTCGCAAAAAATCCCATACAATAGTAATCTTTGTCTTGAGGTTTCCACGCAAGCTTAGGAATATATGCAGCATCTGGTATTCTAAGCGCATTAAATACTAACTGGTGATGTTCTCTTAATTCTTTAACGATTTCTGTTCTTGTTTTTGACATATTAAACGATTTTGGTTAGTGTTCTCTTTTCTTGTGTTGGTGGTGTATCAGCTTCTACGATCTGCATCTTTTCAAACTCTGCCTTAAAGAAACTCATTCTGTTGTCCCCGTTTCTACATTTTAAGAAGTGCATGACAAGAACCTTGTCATCTTCTATAATGTATCTATCTGGCCCATAAAATCTAATTTTTTGTTTACCTGGTCTGTTGATACCAACAACCATGTCCGCGTGCTGCAGTAATGCATCTGCGCCAAATAAATCTGATTCTAAAATATAGTTTCCATATTTACCATCTTCATTGCGCTCAGGAGAGTCAATGCTTCTATTTAGTTGGCTTAATATGATAAATGCTATTGGATATCTTCTTTTTAAATCTGTTATTGTTTCGCTTAAGTTGTAAAGCATTTCATATTTATCTTTTTCGTAACTCTCTTTTTTGATTAGTAATGAGTGATCTAAAGTAATGATTGTTTTTGTAAAAACTTTTTCTTCGTCAATAATTTCTGTGTGTTTTTCCATGTAAGATTCGATGATCTTTTTGAATGTTGATGTAGTACAAGGTTCATCTACTACATCAATTGGATACTTAACACGACTCTTGGCATAAGCATAACATCTTGTGAGATCTTCAGGAGCTAAAATACCATCTGCACTACACAAATACTTATAAGACTTACCTAGATAACTACTGTATTCGCGGATAGCAGATACACGGGCAAGCATCTCAAACTGGAACTGTAATACTCTAAACTTTTGTCCTTTATTAAAGGTAAAAGCGCTTCTAATTATCTGGTCAGCAATAAGAGTTTTACCACTACCCGGTCTACCACCAATTACAGTCATAGAGTTCCACTCAACGCCATCTGTAGATGCGTCATTAAATTTTTCCCAGGGTGTCTTGATACTCTTGATCAAGCCTTCTTGTCTACCTTTAAGATAGTTAAGAGAATCAAGAAACCCTTCTTTTTGGCTTCTCCAAGCATGTTTACCATTTACCATATTACTAAATTTAATCCTAAACTACCTTGTCGCTAAAATGTTTGTTTTCATCATCATCATAGTTACCAGTAACTACCATTTCACAGTAGTTGGCTAACTCTGAATCAAATGATCTATCTCCAGACATCTTGCGTATAAAATACTGAGAAGTTCGCATGTACAAGTAATTACGTAGTAAGTACTCATTTACATACAAAGCAGTT